GCTAACACTGGATTAAGTCAAGCTATTGGTACTAAGCAGTTTGGAAATATTAGTGATGATTATACGGCCGATATAAATAAAATTGCATATACTCAAGCTCTTAAAAATCAGGCCTCTGAATTACCTGGAAGAAGAGTTGGAGTATTTTCCAGACCTGTAGCAAGTTCTAAGAATATCCAAAGGGGCAAAGAAATAGATTCTGCACTAGAAGAATTGAATAAATTAGACCCAGGTAGTAAAATAGATAATAGTGTGACTGATAGATATACTCCTACTATACAATCATCAATAACTGGATATGGAATGGAGGGATATACTTCTCAAAGTTCAGTTGCTAAGGCATTAAAAGCTTTAGGAGTTAATGATAAAGAAATTAATCAGTTAACTGTTCAAGAGGCTAAAGATAAGCTACTAAAAGAGAGAGATGATTTAGTTACCATTCAAAATGGTTACTATCCAAATATTCCAAATTCTTCCAATATAAATAGTAAGATAAGAAACTATTTACTTACTAGTTCTGATGAAGGAGGATTCCTTGAATATGATTTTAATGAGGGGGCTCCTAAAAAAGATAAAAAAGGTAATAGACTTCATGGTAAAGATGCTGCAGATTTTCTAAAGAATGATGATATAGTTTATGTATATAGTCCTCAAAGTGGTATGGTAGCAAGTGATGGAGAAAAAGCTTATCAAGTGCCAGCGGAAGCTTTAGAACCGTTGTATGGTGGTACATATAGGAAATATGATGGCATTATAAAAGATCTTATTTCTAATAAACCAGAAGGACCTATCACTAGTAATGGGGAGGTAATATATAATGATTGGAGAGAAGCTGTAGCTGATTTATCAGAAGCTATAGTTAACATTCTTTCAAAAGAACAGGCTGATTTTGTTCCAGTAAGGTCAACAAGTTCTTCAAAAACATATTAGTATGGCATATGAAATAGATGATCCCAGAGAAGTAGGGACCCAAGGATTAAAAGGACTTAAAAGTGTAGATAAACAGGCTACTGATGGGTATGAAGTAAATATTGACAAGGGATTATTAGATCTTCTTGGTAAGACTGACGTAGATACTTATAGTCAATTAGCTAAGAAGAGTCAGGATGAAATGTCTGATTACACACCTGTTGGTAACCAACTTCCAAATTTTAGCAGATATGATGCTGATTTATCTAGAATAGATCAGTTACAAAATATTAATGATTTTAGAGCAGACCAGCAGTCTAATTTATTAAAAGCCACTAATGCTGTTATTAGCGGTGTTTTAAGTGGACTTGCTACAGCAGTAGAAGATTTTAGTTATATACTTGACTTTGAAGAATGGGGTAAAGTTTTTTCTGGGCAAGATACACTAGAAAGAAATTGGCTTGGCCAAGCTATGGTTGATGCTAAGGAGGCTCTATATGGAGCCATGCCTATATATGAAAGAGAAAGAAAAGATACTTTTTCAGATAACTTTTTTAGATGGTCTACTCTAAGAAGTGGCCTAGATAGCATGGTTGGATTTGCTGTACCGGGAGGAGCTATTAGTAAAGGATTAAGTCTAGGAACCAAAGCTCTAAGAGCTTCTAGAGCAGCAGCTTATCTAAGTAAACTAGCAGAGACTAATAAGATTGCTAAAGGTCTAGATAAAGGCCTTAATTTCTTAACAACTGGGCCTTCTGGAGAAGTAGTTAATTCATTAGTTAGTGGTATGTTAACTAACGATGCTGAAGGCAAAATGATGGCATTTGAAGTAGCAGATAATGCCAGAATGCAGTATGTTAGTGATAATGCAGCTAAGCTATTGGAAGCTAATAAAGATACTCCTAATTATACAGTAGAACAAGCTTTAGCAGAAGCTAAAGAATTAATGGATAATGACGTAGATTTTAATAACAAATTAGCTGAGGAACAGACTGAATTTGTTAATAGGAATAGAATCTTTATGCTTTCTGATGCCTTTGGTATACATGGAGTATTTAAAGGTATAGGTAAAACTAGAAATTTACTGAAGGATAAAGGAGTTGCTCAAGCAATTAAAGATCTAAAAACTCTTTCTTCAGATAATTTCCTTCTACAAATGACTAAAGAGGGAGCTGAAGAAATAGGTCAAAATATTCTTCAATCTGAGGCAGAGTACCAAGTTAATAAGAGTAGAGGAGCTTTATCTCCCAAAGATGCAGAGCTCTCTCTTACTGAGAGAATTTTAAACTTTGGTACTTCTACACAAGCTTTAGTTGAAGGTGCTATGGGATTTATCACTGGTGGTATACAAAGAAATGTAATGAGAGCTGCTGGTGATCTTATCTCAGGAGATCCTTTAGGTAAGAAAAGAAAGGAAGAGTATGCTAAAGCTCAAGCTGAGCAGAAAAAGATTCTAGATTCCTATACTGAGGCTCATCTAAGTGATTTAGTAACTGCTGAAATCAATAGAACTGAAGCTGCAGCTGATATTAATGCAGAGACTCTAACAGCAGATATTAAGGAAAGAGTGTTTAATTCTTTAGCTACAGAAGCCTTTCAAAATGGGACTACTGAGCAGCTAGAGAGATTAATACAAGACACAGCTAGTCTTTCTCCTGAACAAGCAGCTGAGAGAGGATATGATCCAGATTATAGACAACAGGCTGAGCAAAGAATCAAGGATCTTCAAGAAGCTGAGAAAATGTATCTGAGTTATTCAGCATATCCAAATGCTTCTCAATTACTTCATAATAGATTAATGAACAAATCTGCTATGAAGTTTGTGGAAAATATTAAAGAAGATTTATCTAGACATCAAAAGGCCCTCAATGATAAAGTAAATGCTGCTTATCCTCAAATTGCGGAAATGATGCAACTTATGGATGAGGAGTCTGGCAAATCTAATCTTTTGACTAATGTGTCAGAGGAATATATTGATAAAGCTAGAGAGACTCTTGAGTCTTTAGATGAATATAAAGCTGTTCAGCATACTAAGTCTCAATTGGAATTAGCTGCTAATTATATTAAAGATTCTGATAAGAAGTTTAAGGAGTATCTATCTCCAGAATATCAAAAGGATTATCTCCAAGCGCAGAAGTCTTTGATAGAGTCCATACAAAAAGAAGCTTCCAAAGAAGTTAAACAAACTAAAGATGCTGTAAAAGAGGAAATATCTTCAACTGTCGCTACTGCCTCATCTCCAGAAGAGAAGCAAACTATAGTTAATCAGGCTAAAGAAGATGCAGGTAATGATGAGATAGCTCAACAAGCTATTGAAGAAGTTGAGCAAGAGACTGCTAATAAGGAAGCTATAGCTACTTCTAAAACCTTAGATGAAGAAGCTCCTATTGATAATGACTTGGTAGATAAACTATTACAGGAAATAACTGGAATTGATTATTTTGATAGATCTCCTAAAAATGTTGAGAATAGAAGATTCTTCAAAATGACTAAAGCGGATGTTAGACAACAAGGTGATATTAATCTACATCCTGAGTTTGAAGACAGTGGATACTTTAGTATTGGAGCAATTAAAAGAGCTATTCAAGATATTCAAAAAAGACCTTCTAATAAGTTTAATACAGCTAGAATTGATGCACTGAATAAATTAATAAATAGACTTAATGATATTTTCAAACAGCAGAATAAACCACTAGAAACTGATAAGGTAGTAACTGCATCTAGTTCTGATTCTAATATATTTAGTGAAGAAGGTATTACTATAGAAACAGCCGATACTGAAAAAGAAGTCAACGATATTATAAATACATCTGATCCTAAGGAATTTAAATCTCCCAATGGAGCTGGATTAGTGGCTTATTTAAGTAGAGAATGGTTAGTTAAAAATGGTTCTAAAGTAAGTGCTAGCAATAGTGCTATTCTTAATGATGTAACTAAGTTAATTCTTGATCCTAACAGATTAAGAGGAGATGAATTGATTCATTTTGTTATTAATGATTCCCCTAATATTCCAGTATATTATAATGGAACTAAAAGTACCTGGGGAGCTGTTAAAGATGAAATTGAGAATAGTAATCTTTCACCTGAGGATAAAACTAAAAGAATTGCTTCATTAGTACCTATAGCCATTGAGACTGTACAGGGTCCACTAGGATTTGTGCATGATATTAATTGGATTAACTCTAAAAATGTTGTAGAGGAGAATCTAGCTGCTGATAGAGATAATTTAATGAGCCTCAGAGAAGCTATATATAATGGTACTATTACAACTTCTAGAATTACTAATATTAGTAATGGGCATTTAATAAGAACTGTTAATAATCAATATATTTCAACTTTAGAAGCGTTCCCAGATGATAAACTTAAATTTGCGATCTATAAAAATGGTGATTTTACTACTAAAGTTGACAAGTTACTAAATAAACCTGAAAATTTAAAGGAGGGATATACTTATGCTTTGTTACCAGCTAGAGATGGCTCTACAATGGCTGTTCCATTAAAGAGAAATCTATTAACTTCTAAACAAGTATCAAGTATTTCACAGGCTATTAGAATATTTATAAAAGCTAAAAAGGGCGAGAAACTAAATACTGGTGAGCAGCAAGTTGTTGACAAAATTAAAGAGATTATTAAGCTAAAGAACAGTGCTGGAAATAATGTTAATTTTGATATTAGAACCACTGATGGTATTAAGAATTATGTTTCCATATTTACTTATGTTCATAAGGCTGATAAGATGAATCTTGTCAATACTATAGTTTCTAATCCTAGTGACTACAGAGCTATTTCTATTGAAGAAAATGCTAATTCTCTAGTATTATCTTTAGCTAGAGGTGCAGGAATAAATATAGCTACTGCTAAGTTAGATCATCAGACAGGAAATTTCTTAAAAGAACAAGAGTTTCTTGATAATTTGGAGGATCATTTGCAAGGTTGTTATTTCTATGGTAATTCTACATTAATTAATAAAGATAAAGTAGATATTCCTATTATAGGAGAGAATAATTTAGTTGCTATTGAATCCTCTTCCTATACTACCTATGTAAAAAGACATACTTCTTCAAATGTACTTAGCTGGAATTTAGGAACTGAAGAGAATCCTAATTATGTATATTTTAATCAACCTTCAGTTAGCTTTGACACACAAACAGCTAAAGCAAAGGCTCAAGCAGCAAGAAGTAATGTTCCTGTTAAGAAAGAAATTATTGAGAATACACCAGTATCTAAACAAGAAGGAGATATAGATCTTGATGCTTTAGAAACTAATTTAAATGACGATGATTTAGTTTATAATGCAGAAGCTTTCTTGGATGAGGAAGCCTATAAAGATTTTGGTACAACTCAAGAAGGTATAACTTTAATCACATCTAATGTTAAGATAATTAAGGTTCCTATGCAGAGACAGGTTATTAATATGATCTCTGAAAAGATAGCTAGAGCTCTTATAGGATCTGAGGAGGCAACATTATCTTCTGAAAAAATTAAATCTATTTTATCTGCGAATAAAAATTGGTTTGAGAGACAACTGCAATTAGCCAAACAAGCTAATAAGACTAAAGTTGTTGAACATTTACAAGAATATCTAGATCATTGGTCTAATCTTGAGAGATTAGTAAAGAATACTTTAGCTAAAAGGAGTGGATTCAAGGTATCTGAGGTACAAAATTCTGAAATAGATTCTCTAGCTGAATTTGGAGAAGATAATTCTGAACATGAAAGAAACTATTTCAGTGATACCTACTCTTTAGAGTTAGATAGCAAGGACACTGTTTCAGCTAAAATGAAGTTGTTCCTCTCATTTATTCCTAATGGTAAGACTAATTATTTAACTCAGGAGTCACAGTTTGAGCCTTTTGATATAGTATATAATAGTTTGTCTGCCATGCTTGCAGGAACTAAGCCTTCTTATGCAGCAATGATTAATAAACTTACTGAAATTAATCAGGATGGTAAAGTATTTCCTTGGTTAACTAATTTATTAGCTAAGCTTGAGAATGCTCCAGATCAGATTAAGAGGGAGTTTGTAACAGCAATGAATAAGCACTATGTTAGTATGAAGTTTGCCATGTGGCGTAAAGTTAATAAAGATAATTACGCTATGGAAGTGTGGGATGCTAATGCTAATTCAATACAACAAACTATTACTAATGCATGGTATAATAACCTTATTAATAGTGACTTAACAACTGTTAGAGAAGGTGAATATATATATGATCCAGAGGTAACCAGACAGATTACTCTTCAATATGATGAATGGGTTAAGAAGAAACATTATCCTACTCAAAGTGAATTAGATACTTGGCTTAAGAGATTAGGAATAGTCTTGTCTCCTAAGAGTCTGGAAACTTTAACAGATGGAGAATTTACTTATGGTGGTAGAAAATATACTTACCCTCAACTGTTTCAAGGAAACAATAGTCTATTTGGAACTTTAGTAAGTAAACTTCAACCAGATGGGGGAATAGGTGAGTTAGGAAATGTATTATTCAGTGATAGTATAGCTAAGGCTTTAATTAATTTAGAGGCTAGAAATACTGCTCATATTTTCTCTAACTCTCATAGATCTGGAAGTAAGACTGTTTATTCTTATACTAATGATAAGTACATAATAGACAGATATACTAATTTAATGTCTGATCCTATACTGTTGACTAGATTAAGTAAGCTTTCCTTTAATGGTAAAGCATCTTGGTTACAGCAACTACTTAAAACTAACGATTTAGGAGAGTATGTATATAATGAGGATGGATTAGCAGAGATTAATACAGAATCTTTATTCTTTAAGAATTTTGCTTATGATTATTTAGCTCTAGATTCTATTAAAGAACTTGGAACTAAAACCTATAGAGAGACTAGGAATTTAAATACTCTTTCTCCTGCTGAACATGAGATTGTTAAAATGACCATGTTTACCAATAATGGTTCTGTTACTAAAGATGGGACTAGGATTGGTAAGATGTTTTATCCTACAATGTCTGATAAAACTACTATGATATTGCTAACTGTTCCTTTAGTAAATATTTCTCTGAATGAAGATGGAGAAGTTTCTAGTGATACGGTAGATTTTATATATGATAATTTAGTTCAAGCAGAGATTGACAGGATCCTAAAATGGCAAACTATTACCAACAATGGAGAATCTCCTATTAATGTAGCTTCTTATAATGATGGGGCTAAGCTCTTTATGTTATTTCCTCAGTTGAATGAAATAGAGGAGTTATATACTTATATAGGAGATAAAAGAGTACTTAAGGATATCAATAGCAGTCCAGAATTAATCAATATTATTAAGGATACTTTACAATCTCTACTTGACAATAAAGTTGACCAGCAAGTTGCTGTTTGGAATAAACTAGGTGTAGGATTAAGTGATGATAGCTTTAATTTCATTGATAATAAATATTTAGGATATATTAGGAAGCAAATAGCTTCTAAAGATAAATCTTATATACAAAGATTTGCTGCCGCTGATTTTGCTATTAATTATATTATTAGTAATGCTAATGTAAGTCAGCTATTCACAGGAGACCCTG